CCTGAAGGTATGGGAGTTCCTCCTGCACCTGAAGAAGCCGATGGCGCTGGTGAAGAAGAATTACCTCCACCTCCACCAACACCCGAAGGACTGAATCCACCCGCCCCTGAAGTTGGTTAAAGATGCCATTTCGTTTTGCGAAAGCCGAAAGACCTAGGCGCATACCTTTAACACCTCAAGAGCAAGCCTTGGCTCGCACACTTTTTGAATCTATTCAGCGAGCCACAGATAGCATCTCTCTTCGACAGTTAGAGAGTTTGCTTCGTAATCTTGACCCACAAACTTTAGAAAGATTGTTAAATTCAATAACAATCGCTAATCAAAAAAAGATTCAAGATTCTTTATTATCCTCGATTGATATTGGTGGTAATGAGGCAATCAAACAGATTAGAGAGATTGCACCCAAGTTAGCCCTACCTGCATTTATACCAACCAAGGTAAAGATAGAAAACCGTCCAGCAATGGCTAACATGGAGTTCACAAAACTTCCTGCGTGGGCACAATCTAAACAACCTAAAGTTGAATTCAAGATGTCATTTAATAAGACAAACCCAAACTCTTTAGCCTTTGCTCAACGCCGTGCTGGTGAACTTATTACATCGATTGACACATTAACCCGTGAGTCCATTCGCAGAACAATTATTGATGCTTTTAATGAACAGATAGATTACAGAGCCGCCGCTAGAAGAATTAAAAATGTTGTTGGGTTACATCCACGATGGGCTGATGCAGTTACTAAATTTGAAAAAGATGAGTTTGCTAGATTACTTAAACGAGGATTAAAAGAAGAAGTTGCTCGGGCTAAGGCTATGGATAGAGCCACTAGATATTCAGATTCTCTAAAGAGTAAAAGAGCAACGATGATTGCTCGTACAGAGATTCAAATAGCACAAAACGAGGGACGCTACGAAGGATGGAAGCAAGCGGCTGAAGAAGGTTATGTTGATGTTGAGTCCCAAAAGATGTGGATTATTGCTCAAGATGAACGCACCTGTGATATTTGTACAGAATTAGATGGAGAAGTTGTTGGTTGGAATGAACCATTCTCTAGCGGGGATGAAACTCCAGGCAGGGTGCATCCTAACTGTCGCTGTACCATGGTAATCATTCCACCTGAGAGACGCTCATGAGTATCACACTTACATTCCCTGTTGGCTATAAGCCAGTTCTTAAGCATGGTGAGCATGACCAAAGTTCCCACGGCTCTTGGGCTACGGGTAACTTTAATGAGGAAACCGAGGGCGAAAACGCACAAAATAGATATTTTGAAACTTATGGCGTTGAAATTAAAACTAATGAACCAGTTGGTATTGAAAAAAGTGAAATAGAGGCTCTTAATTTTTATACAGGTGATGGATATACAGATATAAATAATAGTGCAAGATTTGGTGTAGTACATCCCGAAGAATCAGTAGAAACAATAATACAAGACAGAATATCTAATTTAGATACGCTTATAGAACAATCACCTGATATGTTTGGTGACAAAAACTTATTTCGTGTATTTGATAAAAGTTTAATTGATACTCTCGAAAAGGGAGATGTATTGACAGACAAAGGCTTTATGTCTACTACTAGAGTTGATATAACAAGTGAAGCAGGGTTAGAAGTATTACAAAATTTACAGTTAATTCGGGTAACGGATGACAGACCATCAATTATTTTGCCGAGTGAATCCAAAACAGGCAAAGGATTAGCAGTCGATTATCTGAAAAATGCGATTTCGGATAAGTTTACAAATGTAGCCACAGCCAATAATGAAAAAGAGGTTTTACTTCCGAGAGGAACTTCTCTAAAATTTATGGGATATAAAAAAATAAACCAAGGGAAAGATGATGTTATGGATGTTGCAGTCTTTCAAAGGTTAGACAAATGAGTAGATTCATAACCATGCTTGAGGATGTAGAGATAACCCGAGCCAAAGATGTAAAAAAACATGGAGACCATGACCAATCTAGCCACGGAAGTTGGGCACATGGAATCCAAGTAGCCCCTGATGTTGTCCGTTCGACACTAGAGCAGGTTAAATCCAACGGTGGTCTTACCATCGACCTGAGGGACGGCTCAAGTCCTAAGGGTGGCTTTATGGTCGCTAAGGGCAAGAAGTACGCTGAGATAGTCAAGGCTGAGGATTTCTTTGATGAGACTAAGGGCGCTGAGATTCTTTCTTCCTATCTAAAACAGCATAAATCGGAGTTGAATCAGTCGAATAACTACCTCGGTTTATGGCACAATACGCAGGACAATCAGGTCTACCTTGATGTTTCCGAAAACATTGAGGACGAGGGGGAGGCTATCTCTCGGGGTCGAGAAAGAGACCAAATCTCAATATGGGATGTAGCGAACTTAAAAGAGATAGAAACAGGAGGAACAGGTGGCATCGAAAAAACTCGAGGCAGTAAATCTACCCGACTTGTCGAACATGACAGACGAGCAGATAGACGCATACGCCAAGGAGATTTGGGCGAAGTTAGCAAAAGGCAAGAACGAGTCAAAGTAATTTATTTTGATTATGGATTAAAACCCGTATTCAAACATGAAGGTCACGAAGACCAGTCAAGCCACGGTAACTGGGCTAGAGGATTTACCGAGCAAGAAATTTCTCGTATTGAATCTATGGATAAAGTTGGTCCATCAAAAGATGACTTAAGTAGATTACTAAAAGGCAAAAAAGAATATACCGACGAAGATAAAACTCTTGTCGTGGAAAATGATTCTGATTTATATGCCGATGCCACTCAAGGAATTGATGAAGTAGTTGCAGAGCGTTTAGCCTCTCTGCAAGCGGAATTTCCTAATCATGAATATACAGAACAAGAAAAAACTGAGATTTATGAAAATGTTCAACGAGAGATGGTTTCTAATTATGTAGATTCCAATAGTGAGACATTGGACGAATACCTTCAAGCAAGCGAAGGAGATGATTTCGACCCTCAGGAAGCAATCGATTCATTCCAAGATGTTTACGGTGTTAGCCATACTGGAACAAACAGAGATGGGGAATCGGTAACTCTAAGTGCGAATGTTGGCGATGTTAGCGCCGACGGTTACAACATTTATATTCGTGGAGATGTTATTAGTGACGATGGAAATTTGGCTGGAGAGTTTGAGCGACGCATCTTTCAAAAAGACGGAGTTTGGAATGTTGAACACGCAGTCTTGAGGTTAGATGATGAATACCAAGGTACGGGTTTTGGTAAAGAGTTTATTGAGCAATCAGAGGCTTGGTACACCGCTAAAGGTTTTGGTTTCATCGAAGTTGGAACAGCATGGGACGGCGCTCGCCATTGGGCTAGAGCGGGTTATGACTGGAAGCCTGACAGAGTTTCAGAAAACTTAGATAACATTTCTCAAAGAGTTGCTTCTATGGTCGATGAGGATAGTGGCTGGTTCAAAGAGGGTTCTCCCGAAAGAATTGAGTTTGATAATTTAATGTCAAGAGCGACAAACGAATACAGCCCTTATTTTGAAGATGAAAGCGGATATAAGTATCCTGCTTTTAGTTCAGTCAAAGATTTGAAAACAGATGATTTTCCATTACCTGCTCATTTCGCAAACATTGGATATTCAAAAGAAAAAGCAGAAGAAGTTGGTACTTGGGCTGGTAAAGAATTGATGTATGACTTGAGAATGAAATACACAAAGTCATTAACCGCTGAAGGACAAAAACTTTTACAGGGTCCTATTGACCTTGATGGGGATGGATTGGTTTATGATGGAACAGCCCGTGAAAAGCCAGCACCAAGTAGCACAAAGAACTAAACTGGGGTATAATTAGATTATGAATAGACGAGAGACACAAAAGGCTATCCAAGAGGCTTATGCAAAATGGTCTGAGAAGGTTGAATTCACCTCTGAGACTGGGGCATCCGATAAAGACGAATCTGAGATTATGGCTCAAATTTCAACCATACTTAAAGGAAATAAACCGCAGTCAGAATAGTGTGCGCTATTCTTAGAACATGGCGGATATAGCACCGAAACTTATTCATCTAAGCGCTGAGAAACTCAATGCGCTACATGAGCGTGTCCATAAGTCTGAGGCTACCCCTGCAACTATCGAGGTTCACCACACCATCCTCAATGAGATGGCT